TCAGCCAAGTCCGCAATGCCATTCACTATAGCAGTTCGTTCATCCTCTACCTTTAGCTTTTCATTGAGTTCTTTGGAATTAAGACCGCCTATCTTATTGAACAAACCTTTCTGTGCGGCTACGCCGATGCCCAAACCAACAGTGCCACCAAATGCTGCACCGAGTGCGGCACTATTCTTGAACTCATCGAATGTAGGAAAACGCTGCTCGTCTATGGCCGTCTGCACGGCCTTTTCACCCATAGCTATACCACTACCCCTAATGCCTTCCTTAAGTGCAAATTGGCCTAGCTCACGTCCTGCTATCTTACCTGTGGTGGTAGCGGCTAGTTTACCTGCACCGGGTATTAAATTA